CTTAACTTATACCAAGCCTGTAATCCACTCTTTTCTGTAGTAGATACTTGCTCGTAAGTTTTCCACATCACGGAATTAATCTCATCGCTTGTTAAAGCGCGGTTCCATATCGCGACGTTGGCGAGGTTGCCGTTCATATAAGATGTAGCCGTATAAGATAGACGGCCTATAAGCGCGTTGGTTGTAGTGCTTATAGTTTGGCTTGTTGTGCCGCTTGCCATTAAGGAGCCATCTATAAATAAACTTTGCGTTGTTCCGTTATATGATGCACTTACATAATGCCATTTAGACGAAGTAATATTTGCGCTTCTGTCTACTGCATTTAATTGATATAACAAACTGCCTCCGCTTGATAATAAACGAATACCATCATCATTTGAATCTCGGTTATCAAATACAACATTGCTTTGATTTACATCGTCAAAATAAACCCACCCCGCTATCGTGTGGTTGGTATGACTGAACGGGTCGTTCGTTTGTATATAATCACTCGTCCCGTTAAATTCAGCCGAAGCATCAACAGGAAAAGTTAATTTAGGAGGGGTTAAGAATCTATTTGCCATAACAAGTCCATCCTTTACATAGGTTAATAATGTATTGCCCTTTGAAAGGACAGTATTTAGTAGTCCTAACATAGTTCATTACAGTGCTTTATAAGCTAATACCTTGCCCGATACACAAGATACGCTATCAAATTTACCGTAGATGATTGTTCCCTCGCCAAGTCCTAAACTTGTCAACGCATCACCCACTTGTGTTGTAGTAGTCACTACAGCACCTTCAATCGCTTGGATAGCACGGAAGCTCTCACCCGAAGTAGAAGCCTCACCAGCATCTAATAAACGGAACCCGTAATCTCCTGTAGCCGATTGATAGAAGTTTCCTTCTTTAACAATTGTTTCGTAAGCCATAATATATTATATAATTTTAATCGTGTAATTGTAAGAAGAATACCAATCCTTCTCCCTCTATTGAATTTACAACAGAACCGCTATAACCACCTCGTACATATAGGTAGTTCTTCTCTGTAGAAGGAGTCGTTACCGCATCCTTCATATATCCCGTTCCGCCGCTAATTAAGTAACCCATTAATCAAAAATGGTTTGGTCGCTAAACACCGCTTTATCATTGATTGCTAAAGAAGCAATACCACTTTCAGTATTTAGTGTTATATCAACAAAAGATTTATCCGATACTCCTGTACCGCTGTTAGCGTTATAGCTCATCGTTAAGCCATCCATCCATCCACTGATAGTCACAGTGTCGTTGTTGTGTAAAAGAACGCAGCAGATGTCTTCTCTGCGGCTCATAAGGTCTATTTGATTTACCTTATTATCTACAGCAGGAGTTTGGATAGTAATATCAGTAGCAACAACACCCAATCCATTAGAGGTGTTCTTGTTCTCTGTAAAAGTTGTAGTACCGTCCTTTGGGTTATGCTCAAAGGTTACGGTGTTTAATGTGTCTACTTGAGTTACTTGAGTTTCATCCGTTGGGCTGAAAGTAATCGTCAAGTCTTTTTGTAATAATAGGACAGCTTTCTTGATACCACCCGTAACTCGTTTGTTACAATTGATATCAATATCGCTTAATAAAATGCTACAATTGAAAGCCATATATTTTTAAATAAAAAGGGGAGAGGATTGCTCCACTCCCCCTTGTGTTAATTTACAAGATTTGCTATTATGCAGTTGCAGTAGCAAACAAAGCATCAGTGATGCTGTAAGACAATCCAGCTTCCTCACCAGTCAAGGTTAATTGGAAACGGTTCTTTTCAGAACGACCAGTTCCAGAGTTACCATCAATGGTAGAAACATATAGACCGAAATCTAAACCACATACGTGGTGAGTTCCAGCAGCAGTCTTAACGAAAGCTACTAATTCTGGTGCGCCATTAGACATTTGGTCTAAAGCAGTGATACGAGCAGCATCCATCTTTGGAAATTCTGCGGAGATAGTTGGAACAGTAGAGAAAGTTCCGTCAGCGTTAGCGGTCTTAACTTCAGAGAATACAGAGAATCCGTCTTTCAAGTTGAAAGAGAATTGAACTACACCAGAAGCAGCACCACTAACAGCAGATACCACACGAGTAGCGGCGGTAGAGGTAAGGACAGCGATTGCAGCAGCACGCGAAGAGACGTGAAGTTCTACAATACCACCAATACCTAAATCATCACATCCGTAAGTGATATCAGCAAGAGTTACAGAGCAAGGCATATTATTTTTTTTTTAAGTAAGGGAAGGGCCGAAGCCCTTTCCCTAATTATTATTATGCGAAGTTTTTAGCGTAGACAATCTCTTCACCTTTCAAGTAAGAGAAACCTAACTTGAACTGACCCCAGATTTTATCAGAAGACAATTCAGCTTCGTACTTCATATCAATTGCGCGAACGTCATTGTACTCATCAGTCAACATCACGATGTTCTGTGCAGCAGCAATCATAAATTCGTTAGCAGGCATAGATGGGAAGTGAATAACTTCCATACCGTAGTAGTTCGGTACACCACCTTCTACAACACCTTGTGGAGTAGTAGTGTAAAGACCAGCGATAGCGATTTGGTAGTGTTGCATAGCAGCAGTTCCCAAGAAGATAGCAGGTTTGAAATCACGGTCAGCGTCTCCGTAAACAGCAGCCAACATAACGTCAGACATTGTTTCGTAAGCACCTTCTAATTTGTCAAGGATGTTAGCAGAAGACAAAGTAGCGTTAGTATCGTAGTCCAATACAGCAGCATCAGCAGCCATTTCAGTAGTCAATGCAGTACCTGCAACAGTCAATGCTTTTTCAGCAGACAATTTTGCGAAGTAGTCAAATACCCAGTCTTTAAAGTCAGCATCCATAGTTTCTGGATTGTTCTGACCTTTCTTCAAAAGAAGACCACGGTAAGAAGACTCAAGAGCGTTTTTACAGTTTAAGAAAGACCACTTGTAAGTAGTTACAGTCATTTCTTTTTCACCGATTGTAGCAGCAGAGTTGCCGTCAAAGACACAAAGGTCTGAACCGAAAGATAATGTAGCGTCAAAGATAGGTACGTTTACTTTAGCTTTAACACCATCTACAAGACGGAAACGGTTTAATACCGCTGCCGATTTTACCATAGTATCAATGAACAAGTCTGGACGACGGTCACCATATGGCAAGTTTGATATTACTATACTCATTTTATTTTAATTTAAGAGGATTCGTTTAATTAATTTACAATAATTACTTGCGGTTAAAGAAGTTGTTAATCATATCTACCTTTTCAGAAGTGATACCATTAAAAACTACTGTCTTGTCTTCTACTGTTTCTTCAACTTCTTCAGCCTTTTGTTCAGCAGCAAATTGCTCCTCAACTTCCAACTCGTTAGTTTCTTCTTCAGCAGTAAATTCTTCAGAGACTTCCTCGGCAACTTCTTCAGTAGCTTCGTACTTGTCATCCTTCATTTCGTCTTCCTCTTCCTCCTCTTTGTGTTCGGGAGTATGAGCCATCTCTTCTTCTTCATCTTTGTCTTCAGACATCTCTTCTTGAGAGTCACCCATAGACGCGATGTGCTTTTGAATCATTTCAATGGCTTCCTTCAAATCAGAAACACCAGCAAACTTATCTTCAAAAGATGTCACAGCTTCAAGGAGCGAGTTATTCTCGTTCTCAAGAGCTTCAATTCTTGCTTCGTACTTGTTAGTCATCGTCTCAAATTGAGCCTCCAACTTACCAAGTTCTTTGCCAAAACTAAATTCGTTCATTTGTTCTTCGTTATTAATTGTTGGTTTAATATCTGCTTTAATCTCAATAGAGAAACCATTTATCTCTCCATTTTCAATTGCAGTAAATAATTCGTCAGACTCAATCTTTGCCTTCACGAATACGGTTCCGTTTGGTAGCTTGTAACCATAGTCCACAGACTTATCGTTATCACTCTCTTTAGTCCAAACTTCAAGCATCACTACATCGTCAGTATCATTCTGATGGTTAATGCCAAATGCGTTAAATAATCCCTCTTTAGAATACTTGTACATAATCTCTTGGATTGTCTCCGCAGTGAAGCGCACATAGTAGTATCCCATCTCGGGTGAGAAGCGTAGGATTTCCTTGTTAGGAATCATAATCGGTCCTACAACCTCTTTCTTCTTTTCATCAGCAAACATCTGTACCTTCTCTACTTCGTTGAAGTGGATGAAGTCTTCCTCAATAGCAGGCTTGTCTACAAGAGAAATCTTGTACATCCCTTGAGCGATGTCATCTAATGTTATATCA